TCTACATCCAAATACTGTGGAGAAATGGTTTCAATAGAATATCCCCGTACATAAGCTTTACCTGGGGAAATCTTCATCAACATCAAATCATCCGAAGGTGTTCCACCATCTTGAGTTTTTTGGGTTGGAAGGAAAACACCTTTATTTCCAATCTGATCATTTAAAGATTCTTTTGCAAAAAGTTGGAATGGTTTTACATAGTAATCTCCAGACTCATCATAAGTTCTCTTTGCAAGAGTATCAGTGATCAGATTATATTGAGTGTCCTTCTGGAACGTTTGTAAAACGCCCTCTTCAACACGAGCAATTTCTACAAAGTTTTGATCTTGAGTATCTGTAAGAACTTTCTTTGCAAGAGAGATAGAAATTTTCAGTCTATCTGCACCAGGAGCAGCAAAGTTTGTAAATCCAGAAGCATTATCATTCAAAGATGGATCTTCATCTGCAGTGACGAACTCTTCTGCAACGTTGAAACCAATTCTATAAGAAGGTAATGCACTATATTGATCAAGAATCAGAGTTTGTTTCTGAACTTGTACAAAAGTACCTCTGACAAAATATACACCATCACCAACCGACATGGCTGAACCAGTCGATGTTGCACCAAATGCAATGGTATTTGCAAATGATTCACCTGCAGCAATAACACTTAATCCATATACAATATCTTTATCTGTGGTGAGACTTTCTCCATCAAAAAACTTTTCTGTTACAAAGTCATCAGAAGACTTCTCATACTTTACATAAAGAGTGATGCTTCCTCTCTCAGAATCATTCGCAGAAAGAACTCTTCTAACAGTCGCAGTAACACCAGATCTGAGACCAGTGATTCTGAGTCCTTGCAGTTGATCTTGATATAATTCAACTGGAATTCCTAAGAAAGTATCTTCAAGTTCTATACACTGATAGTTATTATCATATGACAGGTTACCTGGAATAACCTTAGAACCTTCTTTAAAAAAGTGTGTACCAAACTGTTCAACCTGATTCTGCAGAATAGACTGCAGAGTGCTTAATTCTCTAGCCTGAACAGGGGTTCCAGGCTTGAATAGAACCTTATAAAAATTGTTATCCTTATCAAAATCGTCAAAATATGGGCTGACGTTGAGGTTAGTTTCCTGTGGCATAGTTCTTTAGAATTCCAATACGATTTTGATGTCTTCTTTTTGTTGTGAACTGCGAGTAACAGGTGCTCGGTTATCTACGTAGATAATATCGCCACTGTACTTCTCAACCTCTGGGTTTGCTAAACCTTCAACAAAACTCATACCCAAAGAGTAGGTCCTATTATTTATTGAGGTAGATATACCTGGAACTGCAGAAGTTCCAAAGTTAGTGTCAATGTTCAATGTAGTAGATCCACCAAAGATCGTTGTACCAGATCCAATTGCTGATTCTGCAGTGAATCTGAACAGAGAGAATCCATATTCGGGGTTTGCATTGAGAGTGCCGTCTGTATTGAAACCAGCAAGTCTTCTATCTTGCCAATACTTCAAAACACCCGTGACTGGATCATAGTTAACGACTCTACCAACCGCAGTGGAACCAACACCAACCTGTTGAGTGATCTCACTATCGGTAGTAAACGTGGCTGTAGTGGAACCTGCACCAGTAAGTTTCAATGCATAAACTGCACTAGCTTTTGAAACTGTAAGTTTATTTGTTGAACCGAAAGAATATGGATCTCTTACAAGACCCAATCTTGCAAACTGGTTACCTGTAATAAAGTCTGGATTAGTTACATCATTTTCAAGTCTAGAATAGATAAGAACTCTACTTGCACCAAGTTCTCTATAGACATCCGCACCATGACCATCTTGTGGTGGAATAATTACGTTGAATTCAGCATCCGTGGAACCAGACGCATTTGTAAGACCAACGGCACCCAAATCAACTGTTCCAAATGTATAGTTGGAACCACCGTTCGTGACCTCAACAGAGTCAATCTTACCTGCAGCGTTTACAACTACGGACGCTTTGCCACCAGATCCATCACCTGCAATAGGGACGTTGTTATATGTCGTCGCAGTGCCATAACCAACACCTCTATTGGTGATGGTTACGATCTTCAATTGACCACTAGTCGCTGCATTATTTCTTACAGCTGCAACATCATTGTTATTCAACCAATCCGATGGAAGAGGAATGAAGCTAGTAGAATCAAACTTGATCAGATCATTTGGTTTGATTGTAAAGAGATATTTCCAAATATACCCATCACCAGATGTGCCTGCAGATCTTGGTTCCAAATCCGTGAACAATGGTTCATCGAGAGATGGTCTACCATCGGGGTTTTCTGGATTAGTTCCATTTTGCAGACAAATATAAACTCTATAATCAGAGTTCATCACATAATAATTTGTATCATATAAAGTTGTAGAACTAGTTACTGGAGATATATTTGAACGAGAATAATCATCTCGATACATCTCAAAAGTTGTACCCGAAGACCAGTTTATTTTTCTAACAACTCTAGCAGTATCAGCTGCATTGATTCTTTTCAATGCAAGCATTGTATCCCAATGATCTCTTTCTTCACCAAAAGAATCCTTTGGAGCGGGCGGATTTTCTGCCCAATCAGAGTCAAACTCAGTCGCATTGGGTAAACCAATCCAAACATAATAACTGTTTGCAGTAGAACCCACTCCAGAGATAAAGCTCTCCGAATTTAAAATACGAAGTTGATCAGTTATAATAGCTGACATTTTGAAAGACTTTTTGTTTTATTTAGGGTTAAATGTAGGACTCTTTAAGGTCTCTGGTTCTAACGATGACAGGTCCAGTGATAATTCCAGTCACACCATCATCTGTAATCGCAGTGAAGGCCTTGGTGTCAGATCTCACAAAGTCATGCAAACGACCCCAGGAATACTGACCAAACCTTTCACTACTTCCCAGACTTACTCCGATTGTAGAACTTACACTGACAGTAACTCTTCTCAGAGTTGTTTCACCAACGCCGATGGCACTACCAGTAACGTTTTCTACTGCCATTACCTTGTAGATATTATCTATAAAGGAAGTTCCAATACCTACAGGTGATGCACCAGATGCATCTCCGTATGCGGTGATACCAGTTCCAGTGTATGAATTAGAGACCACGAAGTAATATCCAGTTTGAATACCACTGTTTGTAATCGGTGTGGACATCACAGAAGAATCTCTGAGAGTAGAATCCAAAGGAATAAACAGATCAAATGTCAGTCCAGTGGTTGCAATGCCAACAACGGAGGTTGTGCCAATACCAGTGATGATACCAAAATCACCTTCATATTTAACACTAGAGAGTGTGTCATCAGTTTGAGCTTCTGGTGCAATGAGAACACCTGGTGGATTAGTGTTTGTATAACCAACACCAGCATCAGAAACCGTGATTGCAGAAACTGTACCGACTCCAGAAATAGTGGATGTTGCGGTTGCATTTGTATTGATTGTGATTCCAATACCAGCAAAGATTGTTCCGATACCAGCGGTTACACCAATAGAAACAGACGGTGCAGATGTGTATCCAGAACCACCATCCGAAATTACGATACTGGTGATCGTACCACCTGCGGAAACAATTGCAGTTGCAGCAGCTCCTGTCTTGACAGTTCTGTCAAGAATCACAACACTCTGTTTAGACTCAACAAAATCATCAACCTCATTGAACAGAGGGACTGCACTATCAACAAAAACTTCTGTGGAAGATGCACCAACATTATTCAAGATATACGCGGTTGGTCTAATACCAGCCTCAAGTTCAGTTCTGTCCTTAGTGACTGCAGTGTTGTTTACAAACACATCAGAGAGTTGTTTTTTCCAAGTAACAGGTCTTTCAAGAGTTGGATCAGTAGAAATACCAACACCTTGATATGTATTTGTTGTTACGGAATCTGAGGTGGTAATGCCTGTTACAATTCTATTGACTTGTTGGAATCTTGAATCAACTCCAAAGTCAGGATACTTGTTGATGGTCAGAGAATCACCCGCCTTAACTGTTTCTAAAATATCAACTTCAATAACATCATTATCAGATCCACGATAATAGTAAATTCTTACTTTATCGCCAAACTTAGGTGCTTCAGAGAATGTGATCTGAGCACCACCATTCATAACATAACTTTCTGATGGGATCTGGAGAATATCATTCAAGAATACCAACATGTTATCTTCAACTTTGATCGGAGAACCCTTTGCAGCTCTCAAGGTCAGAGGTGTTGCACTTGCACCAATGGTCTTAGTGAGAGCAAACGATCTCTTCACTCCATCAAATTGATCCTCAAAAGTATTCAGTTTTTCAATCTCACCAAACGTCCAACCACCAAAACTATCGTTGAATACGTTATCGACAGTGAGTCTGAATGATGTGAATGCTGCACCAGCAGATGCATCAGTTGGAATACCTGCTTGATTATCTGTTGCCAGTTCTAATACATCACCAATCTTGTAGTTGTATCCATAGTTGGTGATGTTGAAACTGATTACGCTAGTTGCGGAACCAACACGTACAGAAACAGATGCACCGATACCAGAATTACTACCAACCAATCTCATATTCTCATAGTTGAGAGGTGGTTCAAACTCAAGTGTTGGAGGAGTTGCAGAAGTAAATCCAGATCCGCCACCATTGATGATAGTTACGGAGGTAACAAGACCTGCAGATACATTTGCACGACCGACAGTTACGATTCCAGAAGAACCAATCGCCTTGACCAGAATGTTAGTTTGAACACCAACTCGATATCCAGAACCACTATTACCGATGGAGACTGATTCAACTGTTCCTGCAGCAGAAACAATCGCAGTACCACCTGCAGCTACCAGAGGTTGATATCCGAAGGACGATGTTTCACCAACAGAAACGATAACACCACCTCTAGGAATAGAGGAAGAGTTGACATCATAACTTACGGATACACCTGCACCAGTAAATCTAATCGAGGTAATGCCTGCGGTTTCAGAGATGATGTAGTCATCTGGAGATGCAGGATTCTGGAAGATTTCATTAATCAGGATTACGCCGTTATTTGTCGCGACTCCAGTGACATTTTGTCCGTTAGACTGAAGAACAAATGCAGTTGCAACACCAGTAAACTGGTTAGATATATCATCAAAGACGTAGTTGTTTGCATATGTATCTTGAGTTCCTTGAGGAATACCAGTTCTTGTAAACGCACGACCAACAAACGTAGATGTTGTAGTAAGTCCAACTGGACCTTTCTCACCCTTAGGTGCATCTGTGAAGTTGATTGTATCCTCAACAACCTGATAATTACCGATGAACTTAGTAACTGTAGCACCTGCAGTGTGATTTGCCAGTGCAGAGTTCAACTGAGCTCTCTTGACAAGCATCTGGTTGGTAGATCCAATACCAACAGTATCAATCTTCATAAACTCATCATTAATCTTGATAACATCACCAGAGAAGAATGAAGAAACACCAGCAAGAGTTACAAAGTCAGTTGTGGTGAGGACATCAAAAGACAGTGCGGTATTGACTGGAGACTGAATGACAGGACTCTGAATATTGTTATCCAGAGTTACCAACATCTTAGAGTTGAGATTCTTAGAAGTAAATGCATGTGTTGTACCAACACCAACCGCATTAATGTCAAGAGTGACAGGAACTACAGCCAATGCATCAGTTGCACTTGCAGAAACTTTGAACTTGTTCTCAGCGATCTTAACTGCGTAAACTGTAGATGGTAACTTATCGGTGGTTCCAAATCCAACAATGGTTGCGGTAGTGATACCAATGCTCATTGTTGTACCAGCACCAGTTGGTGTGTACGTAAGTTCTTCACCAGTTGTGAAGAAGTGATTGTTGATAATCAGAGTATCGTTGGTTACATCAACCGATCCTGCATCCGAAGCATCAAATACTTTATGGAATACACTATCTCCTCTGTGTTTCAGTGGGAAGGAGAACTTGATGTCATTATCAGTTCCTGTATATGTTCCTTCTTGAGAACGTAACTCAGAATTAGTGAAGGTAACAAAACCAACACCACCAGTTCCAGTTTCAGTGAAGTTATACTGGAATACCTTTGTAGTGACTGCGGTGTTTGCAGGTGGAGTCAATCTAAGTTCCAAATCACCACCAGATGTGGAAGAATATCCAACACCAATTGTTCCAATACCAGATCCATTGAAGGTATCGAAAGAACCGAATTCACTGAAGAAAATGTCAGTGCCATCGTGAATCAGAGTAACCTGAGTAACTGCACTTCTGTCATTTGTCGTATCGTTGATTTCAATAAGACAATCCGCGGCTTGATAGGTACTAGACTGGAATCCACTGATTCTAGTAGCTTGTGGTGTAGCGGTCGCACCGATGGATGTTGTGCTGGTGAGAACCTGAGTCAGAGAAACCAGAGTGCTTCCAATACCTGTAGCACTAGAATCGATAGATGTCTGATGAACTCTCATCGTGACACCAACACCAGTTACTGGAGTAAAATGAACTGTTGTAATACCAGAGGTGATATCTGCACCGAAAGTTCCAAGACCGACACTTGGTGCATTTGTACCAGATATGTTATCATTCAACATCTGTCCATATTCCAGGACATATACCTCAGATCCATCTTGGTGTACAACTAACTCATTCAACTGACTTCTTTCTTGACCACCGAGTTCATTTGTAAGAACAAACAGTTTTGATGTAGTAGTCGTGGTTGTACTGAATCCGACAACCTGTACAGGAGATGGATCTGTAGATCCAATACCAGTTGAAGTGGAAACAATCTTGTATCCTGTGCCAACGTCTGTAGAACCAATACCTGCGGTAGTGGTATTATTGAACATCTGTTGAGAGAAAATTCTTATCGCATAGTTATTGTTCTTAGATTTGGCGGGAAGGAATCTAATGTTTCCAACATTTCCAGATATTGAGAAATCAAATTCACCCAAATCAATTGTTGTTTCAACTCTACCAAAAGGCATCAAGAAACCATTAGTGCCATCGTGAAGCACGTTCATTTGAAGAATTTGTTTCTCACCAGAGAAACGTCTATCAAATGCCATGATATAGAACTTACCACCACGAACTACATCTAAGTTAAAGTCCGCAATATCAGAGAATGCAGTAGCTCTTGGGAGATCATTAAACTGAGAACTTACACTATCGATGGAGATAGCTCTATTGGTTCTGGACTCAATGTAGTCTGTAAGAATTTTATTAGAGAAGTTAATGACATCACTAGTGAGAGCACCATTGACAGTTTTAGAATTTTCAGTAACTAAGTCAAAGTCATAAGTGTTATGGATAGATTCCGTTTCACTAACAAGATCTGTCTTGACCGTAGCAACAGCAGAGGAAACACCAACTCTTGCATTACTTCTGTTCTTAGAGTCTGTTCCTGCAACAGAAACCAGAGACAAGTCTGAGAAGTTTTTAAATCCAACCACATGATTCAGACTATTGACGGGGTTTTTCCACTTTTCATATTCAATATCACTTTCAAGTGAATAAGAGAACGTTTGATAGTAATCACTATCCTGAACTTTTTGTAGTTCATTATTGAGTTTACCAGTCTCTCTTTGCCAACCATTTCTGACTTCAGAGAACGGTGTGATGTTGAATTTAGAAGAATATCTGTTTATTTCAGTAATAATAGCGGCAGACTTAGAGGAAAGACCATTAATAACATCTCCAACGTTGAAGACATCATCAGAAACAACTTTAAGATACTTGTTTTTATCATTCCAAGTTACAACTGTTCCTCTCTTATCTCCAGTGCTGATAATTTCATTTTCACTAAAATTATTTGGTTTGACCTTTACTTCGAATATTGCAAGATCCTCTGCACGAGCCACGCTACCAGAAGAACTACCACCACTAAAGATACCTGCGTTTGTAACTGAAGAATCTAACTGGTACGATACAGTTGCACCGCCACCACCAGCATTTGTAGAAACACCAGTGACTGTGAAATAATCATATCCATAGTCCGAAGAATTATATCCACTACCAGTGGATGCAATACCAATATTTTCTACAAAGATCTCTCCGCCAACAAAGAATGGATAGGTATCTTCGGTATATGTTCCATCAAGAGTTAGTGTAACTATATTGGTAGAACTATTAATTGTTGCATCACTAACCTTGACACCGTTTGAGTTATTAACAGGGACAAGACGTGGATCTGTATCGTAAAGACCCGAAGTGTTTATCAAGATATTTACTTGCGACACAGATGTGCCTTGAGTTTCAGTTTCAAATCGTGTATCAGGGTTTACTTGACCTGTTACTCTGTCAATCAGAACTAAACCTGGGCCACCAGTGTAGTTTCTACCACCAGAACTTACACCGATACTATCAATAGTTGAGAGTCTGTTCAGACGCATGATTTGAGGTAACTGAACCTCAGGTTCAAGAGTCTTATCTGGGGAGTAGTCAAATCCAATGTTCTTGATAGTGGTGGTCTTCAGAGCACCCAGATTTCTACTGGACAGTTTGATAATGCCACCAACACCAGATGTAGACCCAATAGATGTGACCGTAGGCAGGACTCTGTATCCCTTACCCTTAGAAATTACCTGTAATTGTTCAATAGGGCCAGAAACTTGCGTGGCAGTTGTGTCATACTTGAGAGTAGTGGCTTCGTCTGAGGTGTAACCATCTCTTTCAGGTAATGTTGGAATATTAAAAGAGAAACTGGTGCTGCCTACACCAGAAACCGTAAACGTTCCATTATATCCACTTTCTCTAATCTTGATACTTGCTGCATTGATAACGTCGTTATCAGTAACAGGATTATTCTTATCTGCACTGATGATATTCAGATTGACTGGATTGAGTCTATAGAACAGTTGTGTGGGAGTGTCTTGTGTTACAGAGAAATCAACTCTTGCTGTGGTTGTCACACCAACAGTTCCAACTCCAACAACTTGGAAACTTCCATCATTTGTATTCAAGAAATATGGTTTGGTGAAGTTCTTATCACCAAACAGTTCAAAGTCAAATACTTTTCTTCTCTTTCCTGCAACAGTCTGTCCAAGAGATGTGTCAGACACTGCAAAACCAACTTTATATCCACGAGTCAAATTCAGAAGTGGATTGATAAGTCCGATCTCATGATTATTACCAACCGAGGTAATACCGACAACTTGAGGTATGGTCAGGTTGGCTTTGTAATACGTTTCTGCGAGTTTGAAGGTGTTTTTATCAATTCTTACGACGAAATAGTTTTCCTTATCAACAAGAGGCAGAGCAGGGTTGGTGGAAGAATAAAGAATCTTTTCACCTGTAACAAATCCATGATCTTGAATGGTTATGGTGTCAGTATTTGTGTTGATACCTGCAGAACCAAAGTTCTTAGGATTGATAATTGTTCTCTTCGTTATGTCGTCATATTTGACATAGTAAGAAGATGAAATACCAGGTGTCACCGACATGATGACTCTATCGTTTGCAATCAAACCATGAGGTTCCTTACAAACTACGGTTCCAACGACTTTCTCTACAAATCCAGTGATTTCATCCTTTTGTGGTTTGAAACTATGAACCTTACCAGATCCATATCCAGTAAAGAACAGTTTATAAGCTGTGGATCCAATACCTGTGACCGCACCAGTAGAACCTATACCAAGTGGGTTGGTGGAAATGCCTAACAGATCCTTGCCATCATTGATCGCAAAAACAAAGGAGTTGTTTGGAAGATTGAAGGTAGAAATTCCATTATAGACCTGGATTGAAGTATCTCCATCACTGCTATAGAGAAGTTTTTGACCATTTACAAATCCATGTCCAGGTGCATAGATGTTTTGAGTTGGAATAAACCTAGACGTTGCAATACCACCAGGGGCTCCCAATGTATAGAAGATCGTAGACCCAATACCAACACCAGCAGTATTACCAAGTGCAAGACTCTCTGTTGGATTGAAATATCGAGAAGTATTTCTGTTTGTTACGATATTTGTATTCAATCCAACGTTGAATTGAATTTTTCTGTTTAAAACAGTGATCAAAGATGTTCCACTATGTCCTGTTCCTAAGACACCATCAAATTCTCTCTTGACCCGAATAGTGTTATTCAGATTGTCAATGTTCATGACAAGCATCTGTTCGGTAGAGATGCCGATAATGTCATCTGGAGTGATGTTGTCAGGCCCAAGATTTCCAGAAACGTGGAGATCGGTAACGATACCAGTAGAACCAGTTGTTCCTATACCAGTGGACAACAGTAAGAATGCGGTACTGAATCCAATGGTATGTCTACCATCAAGTCTTCTCAGAGAATCTGTAGACAATCCAGAAACGGTTACAACATCACCAACAGACAATCCATGTGGTTCCGTTGCAAATCCAACGACTCTTGCCTTAAAGTTATCATATTCAAAGACAATATTTTCAACTTTTGCTACAGTAGAAGCAATTGATACGATATTTTTGCCACTGACCTGCGATACTTTTGCAGAATATCCATTACCAGAATCATTTGAGACAACTCTCAATAGATCATTTACTTTATAACCAGTTCCAGCACTTTCGATGATGTAATCTTCAATGCCACTCGAAGTAGAGTAATTAACTACGGTTTCTTGTAAAACTCTATCTCTACTTTGATAAACACCCTCATAGGAAGCACCTGGTTTAGAGAGTTTGTATGGATACGTGTTTCTTCTCAAGTCAAGAGAGTTAAGGTCTCTAAAATCTTGACCATTGGTCTCAACAAAGTTCCAAGGATCAATATCGGCTGCATACTTGTCACCAATTAAGTATGGGAACTGTGGAGCACGGAAATTTTTGAATGTTCCACTAGTCTCATTTTCAGTTGGGTTAATTGTAGCAAAATATGCATAAGTTCCGTTTGGATAGTCTGGTGTGATACAGAAACGACCATTATTTCTATCCAGGTCACCATTACCCTGATATTCATAGTCCTTAATGAAGAAACCAAGAGGGAACTGACCAATGGGTGGTCCGTTCTCTCTAGAGGTCTTCAGGACGTAGCCAGACCGCATTGGGCGAGCGATACCACCGTCTTTCCTGTCATATCCATATGGTCCATAAATTGGATTTCCATCATATGCCCAACCAATGATGGGAGAGTGTTTTGTAGAACCTTCTTCCGCATTGTTGACAAGATTTAAATCACTTTGAGCATAATCTTTTGTTCCATCACTATTCTTCTGTTGAATAAGTTTTCTGAGTTCTCTAGGTGCATAGAAACTGGTAAATTTCATACCATTATCATTATCACCTCTGATCAAGAATCCATCATCAGGTTGAATGATGTCTTCGTATCTCTTGACGTTGTTAATCTGCCAATCGTTGACTTTCGTCAAGAACTTAACACCTGAACCAGGTAATTGTTCAGATACAACAACTTGAGATGTTGAATATCCAACACCACCATTCGTTACAGTGATTTTATCAATACTTCCATTACTAATGGATGCAATGACCTTTGCACCAACACCATCACCGAAAATAGTTAGATCAGGTGCAGAGGTGTATTCAGTTCCAGCACTGGTAACGATAACAGACTGGATTTTTCCGTTTTGTACAATAGCTTTGTATTCTGAGGAAGATCCAGAAGAAACTCTGACTTCTGGTGGAATAGAGAAGTTGAATACATCAGAAGAACCATATCCAACACCAGGTTCCTCTACGTTAATTGCAGTGATTCCACCTCTAACGATTGGGGAGGTTATGGCATGATAGTTTTCTGTGGTATCGGTGTTGATACCCAACTTACCTCTGACTGCTACCGTGATTGGTGGGTAATTGAAGATGTGTTTACCTTCACCAACGGAGGTCATGCCAACATACTGTTTTGTATCATAATTTGCACGCGAAAGAGTGCTTCCGATACCTGCAGCTGCGAGTCTAAACTTATCACCATCTTCTCTGAGGACATAGTAGTCCTGAGTGGTTTCAAGACCACCAATTCTGACACCTTCATTGGAATAACGAATCAGATCACCATCATTGAATCCATGATCCTTGTATTCAATAAAGTCGGAATATGTGTTGATACCTGATGTAGGTACAAGTCTTCTCTTATTTTCATATCCCTCACCAGGATTCTCAATTACGATTCTACCGATGACTTGTTTTTTCCGTAAACTCTCAAATCGTTGAATACCATCACCAAATGCGGTGAAGTTAAGTAGATTCGATCTAGTCAGAGCGTCATTTTCATTATTTGCAAGTTTAATCGTCGATGGATTGATTCTTGCAACAAAATATACTGATTTGTCAATCAGTCTTCTATCAGGACTGACTTGGATACCAGTAACTCCTGCCGTGCTTGCAATACCAACTGCAGTGTTACCAAACGTGCGATATATGACAGCCTCACCATCTCTGAATTTGTGATACGTGGAGAATCCAATCGTATCATTAGAAATACTAATTCTATTGCTCGTTGCAGAAGCATCAAAGTCAATCGAGTGATCAACTTGTTTTAGAATAGTTCTTGCAACCGCACCAGATCCATTACCACCAGAAATTTCAACAGAAGGTTGTTCAACATAGTCAAATCCAGGATCGATAATATCAATTCTTTCAAAAGATCCTCTTACGTTAGCAGTTGCACTTGCTCCTACTCCAGCAGAAGCAGAAATAGTTACTGTTGGTGGTACAATGACATCATACCCAGTTCCACCTTCAAGAACATCAATAGATTTGATTCCACCGAAGAAAATTTCATCACCAGACTTATAGTTGCTGATCTCTGTTCCATTGATCAACATTCCCGTTGTGCCTGTTGGCGTATCCTGTTGTCTACCGTTGAAACTAGGATTCAGTGGGAATCTCTTGATGAGTTTTTGGTGTTCTAACTTTTTGTTAGCAAGATCTGGAACGGAAAGTTTGAACGTTCCCGAACCAATTGCAGTTACGAAGGTGCCATTTACCAAATCTGGTAAAGAGTTTGCAAGTTGAACCTCATTAGAACTTACTCTTTTAATGAAGTAGTTTTTGCCGTTCTGTAAATCACCAAGAGATCCCTCAATGATGTTAAAGGTGACTACTTCACCAGAATAGAATCCATGGTCTTTTGCACCATCGGTAACTTGAATAAGTTGAATAGTGTTGCCACCAGTTACACCAGTCCAGGTGATAGAACGATCAGAAACTGTGATTGGTTCTTGACCAAGACTTGGAATCGATGGAGAAGTTGTATAAACGTGTGGATGAGGTGGTTTTGGATTCTTCTTACCACTCTCATGATCATAAGTGTTCTGAACATCAGTTGTATACTTGGTGATGTTCTCGTGAACAGTGCTATTACCTCTGAGAACTCTTCTTCTAATGAAAGTGACATTAGATGGATCAATGCCAGGGAGTTCACCAAGAACAAAAGTACCGTTACTTACAACACTGGTGATTTTACCTGTGCCAATGATTTCGGAATCACTGTTCAGAACTTCGATTGTATCCTTCTGTAGGAAATCATTATCAGCTGCTGTAGAAACACTAAAGGAATCAGATGAGATTCTAATAAACGAAATTGGTGCGTGTTTGACTGCAGTGTTATGAATCCAGGAGTTAAAACTCTGGTCTTGGGAAACCTTCATCACACCGAGGTTACCGACTCTGATGCGATCACCCTTATTGAAATAGTAAGTGTCTTCAGGAACGTCAAATCCACCAAGAACACCAGTAATGAGAACTTCAATTTTTTTACTGATGTTACCTGCAGAATATCCGTAAGCTACATTTCCATATCTGACTTCATCAGACACACTATATGTCTGTGGCGTTGTAGTGATACCTAAGAATTGGTTGGAAGTCTTACCAGTGTAAGAAGTGACACCAACAATATCATTTTGGACAAGATTCAGAGTACCAGATGTTGGGAATCCAACTGTGGTATCAACTGTGATTACAGTTGCGCCAATAGAGACGGAATCAGTAAGTCTGGTTCTTCCAGGAATCACAAAATTTCCTTGAATCGACTCTTCAGTCAGACTAATCTGATAATATCTCTCACCATCATACATGAACTCCTTAACGTCTGAGATAGCGCCAGAAGCGCCTGGAATGGTCTTATCATCAGCGTCGGTATCTTGGAATAGGGTAGATCCTTTTAACGCTCTAGGATCTCCTGTAACCAGTTTTGCAACAAAATCTTGAGTGAAACTATAATCACCATCAGAGGGTTTCAGAAGGAAGTCTGATGGTTTAATAACATTGACTTCAGAACCAAACAGAACCTTGAACAGGATTTTATACGCTTCCTCTGTTCCCTTTGTTCTGTAAAAATCTTTAATCTGTCTGATGAATTGAACTTCATCAATGGAACCGTCTAAAGTTCTGTTCTGGAACCCGTTCGCAAAGGTTGTCTTCAGTTTATTGAAGAATTCTTGTATGAACAGGTTGGACAGGTTGAAAACCTTTGTACCACCAGTATGTGCAGCACCAACAGTGCTCTGGAAAGACACCAAATCTGGTCTAGTAGCTCTATCAAGAGAATCTACACCACTAAATCCACGAATACACCCAGTAAACGAAGTTGTACCGATTCCAGTGTATGTAATGATTTCATCATCAATTTTTAAGAGACCATATTTGTCTGGCCAACCTTTTGTGGTCTCAACAAAGATGGTATCGGAATATGATTGTATGTCTGTAGATAATCCAGTACAAACGGTAAGAGCTGCACCGACAAAAGTCTGTAATTTATTATATCTGTCAAGATTTTCCGCTACATCAACAGGACCACCTTGATATTCCTGTGAAATGTAGTATTGTTTCATGAAGTCCACAAAAAGTGGACTTTCTGCTTGAACAAACTCAGGTAATTGGTTTTCAATTACCTGACTGATTTTGACTCTCTGACGGCTGGTGTCGATCATTTATATTTTTCCGCTATTAGTATCCTGAGGATGTGCTGGTGGAACTGGTGGAAGAAGTTGTAGGTGTGGCTGTGGTAGTGCCACTTAAGGTGTACGAACTCGAACTTGTGCTAGATGCAGAAGACGAAACGGTTGTCAAAGCCGATGTCGCAATTGGAGAATTAGACTTTCTAATATAAGTTGGTACATTATAACTAGACTCTCTTGTGAATCTGGAACCAGATGTGTTTTCACCAGAAG